CAATTACTACACTTAGATCAACCATTGCTTCAGTTTTAACTAATGCTGGCGTGTGGTCTGTTTTTGCTTACCCACCAGCTGCCCCACAAGCAAACTCAATAGTGATTTCTCCCAACGATCCTTATTTGACAACTAACGATAATTCAAATTTAACCATTAGCCCTACCGCACATTTCAAAATTACTTTATTTGCACCTATGTTTGATAACCAAGGCAACCTAATAAATCTTGAGGATTTTATGATTGCTGTTTATACAAAGTTATCAACATCAGGCTTGGTGTATAACGCTCCAGCCTATTCAGCACCATCTGTACTATCATTACCATCAGGAGATCTATTAAGTTGCGATCTCAGTTTCGACATACTAACGAGTTGGAGTTAACCATGGCACAAGATACAACCGCAGAGAATTTGGCGTTTTTAATCAAGATAGGTCAGATTAAAGATCCAAAGCCAGCAGTACAAGAACCTACTAAAGACAAGGAATAACAATGGCCATATTTCTACAAAATAATGTTGGCGTAAAGATCAACTCAGTCGATCTATCTGACCACATTACATCAGTAACACTTACCCAGGCATTTGAAGAATTAACTGTAACGGCCCTAGGCGATACAGCAATGAAATATGCCAAGGGTCTAGAGACATCAACCCTGACTCTAGATTTCCTAAACGATTTTGCAGCATCAAATGTTGCAGCAACCCTACAGGCTGCCTATGGCACTACTGTTACAGCTGTATTGATTCCAGTAAAGGGAACAGCAGTATCTGCTACAAACCCACTTTATACTGTTAGCATTATCGTCAATAACCTAACACCATTGAATGGTGCGGTTGGAGACATCTCAACTCAGAGCATTACATTCACATGTAACTCTACAGTTGTACAAACCACAACAGGAACATTCTAAGGGGCAATAATGGCAAAGCTAAAGATCACAAGGGCTAACGGAGAAGTATCTGAACATAAAATTACTCCGGGGGTTGAATACGCTTTCGAAATTAAATATGGCGCAGGAATCTCAAAGGTTCTACGCGAGCATGAACGCCAATCAGAGATATTCTGGTTAGCCTGGGAATGTTTGCGTAGAGCCAATGTAACTGTGACTACCTTTGGTCTTGAATTTATCGAGACCTTAGATACTGTTGAAGTATTGGATGACGCAAAAAACTAATAAGGCGCGATAGTTTTCTTTACACGATCGCTCAGTTATCTGTAGAAACAGGTATCGCGCCTAGGGAATTTATAGACATGGACTCGGACATGATCCGGGCAATAGTCCAAGTCTTACAGGATCGAGCAAAGGAGATTAAAAATGCCAGTAAACGTAACAGGCGTTAAACAACTCCAAAAAGCATTGCGTGAGGTTGATCCGACATTAAACACAACTATGCGTAAATATATTAAAGCACAAATGATCCCAATCCGTAATGATGCTAGAGGATACCTACCTGGCAATACAGAAGTTTTATCAGGATGGACAAAACTTGCTGGAATTATCGGCCCAATGAAATACAGAGCGTTTCCTAAATATGATCAGTCTATTGCCAAGGCTGGCATTGTCTATCGTGAAGGCAAAAACCAACGCAATGCAGCAGGATTCTCAGCTATATTTTATGTAGCCAATACAACTGCACCTGGCGCAATATATGAGACTGCTGGCCGCAAGAATCCATTTGGAGATCCTAAATCTGAAAGCAATAACCTTTATGCTGGCAGACAGTTTATTGGCGCAGCTGGTGGCCAATTAAACATGAAGGGTAGCGGCAAATCTAAAGGCCGTGCCATATTTAGAGCATGGGCAGAAGATAACAGTAAAGTTATTCCAGCAGTATTAAAAGCAATAAATTACACAGCTACTAAATTTAACAAAGAAACAGAATTAAGGAAGGCTGCCTAATGGCCAATCTAGTCGTATCGGCAGTATCCACATTTGATAACAAAGGTCTTAAAAAAGGCCAAAAAGAAATTTCGGCATTTGAAAAAAATGTTAAAAGTTTAGGTAAAGCATTTGGCGTGGCGTTTGCTGCCAGCACAATTGTTAATTATAGTAAAAAAGCCGTTGATGCTTTTGCTAAAGATCAAGCAGCCGCTAAAGCATTAGAAACCCAATTAAAAAATACAGGTTACGCATTTTCAGCACCTGATATTGAGTATTACATAGCAAACCTTCAAGCCATGACTGGCGTGTTAGACGATCAATTACGCCCGGCATTTCAGACCTTGCTTACAGCTAGTGGATCTTTAATAAAAAGCCAAAAAGCATTAGCCATTGCATTAGATGTATCAGCGGCAACAGGTAAATCAGTTGAAGAAGTAAGTGCGGCAATAGCAAAAGGATTTACCGGACAAACTACAGCTCTTGCAAGGTTGGGTGCTGGATTAGATGCGACCACTTTGAAGAGTGGCGATATGAATCAAATTCTCGATGAATTGGGAAATAAATTTTCAGGTCAAGCACAGGCAAGGCTTGGTACATTTGCTGGCAAAATAGATCTACTTAAAGTGTCTGCTGCTAATGCTAGTGAAACCATTGGTAAAGGTTTATTAGATTCTTTAAGTTTAATTGGAAAAGATAAAAACATACAATCATTAGGCAATGCCATGGAAAAGGTGGCTAAAACAATAGCCAATGTAGTGGTTGCTCTCGGTGCAGTATTAGGTAAAATAGCAAGTATAGGTACAGCCATATTTACCAAATTACATTTAGATAAAATCATAAGTTTTCTTTATAGCAATTCTTTAATAAATTTAATATCAAAATTTGGTGCAAGTCAAACAGACCAACCATCATCTAACTTTACTTATAGTTTAGGCGCTAATGCTGGCGTAGAATTAGCCCAAGCGCAAGAATTAAAAAATCGTAAAGCCCTTAACGCTCAACTTGTAAAAGAAGCTGAATTAAAGAAATTACAGAATAAGTACGATATGGAGCGCATTCAATTAACTGCTGCTTTGATGCAAGCAACGGATGAAGAGACCAAAAAGAGATTGGCTGAAAAATTAGCATTACTTGATGGTGATGCTTCATTAGTGGATAGTTATATGGAACTATCCGACACCATGACTACTTTGACAAATAGCACAAGCGTTGCAACTACAGCATTTGATAATCTAGCAATAGCCACCAAACAATTATTATTATCATTTGGCGTAAGTCCATCTCAAGTAACTACTGGTGGTGCAATAGGTGGATCTGCGGCTAACTTCAATCCGCTTCCAATTTCTTATGGTTTATCTACAAATGTTCAAGATATGTCTGGCACATCTCAGGCAGTCAAAGATTTATATACAGGATTTGGTCAAACAGTTGTGGTCAATGTTGATGCTACTAATATGATAGATCCTGCCAATATGACCAAAGTTGTGCAGGAATCCATCCTTGCAATTAACAAGAGTGGATTGCCAACAGTACCTGCTGGGCAGGGATTTGGCTTTTAATGGCCGTACCATCAGTTAAAGCAATAATTAACTTTTCAACCGGAGCATCTTTCGGTAGTGCTTTTTTAATTGGATCAGGTATCTTAGGCACAAACATCCTGGCTGATTCAGCAGCTGTAATTGTTGATGTGTCTAACCAGGTAGATACCATTACTACTCAACGCGGTCGCAACGCTTCTGCTGATCAATTTCAATCAGGTAATCTATCAATGCGGATTGTTGATCAAAATGGTGATTTTAATCCACAAAATACAGCTAGCCCTTATTACGGCTTACTAAGTCCAATGCGCAAAGTTCAGATAAGCGCAACCTACTTAGGAGTAACTTACCCGCTATTTTCAGGCTTTATTACAGGATATAACACTACCACCCCTAAATATGTTGGTGATGTGGTTTATACAACTATCACAGCTGTAGATGCCATGCGTTTGCTGACCAATGCTCTTGTCACGACAGTCACAGGCGCGGTTGCAGGTGAGGATACTGGCACTCGTATTGGTCGCATATTAGATCAAATTGCTTGGCCAACATCAATGAGATCTATCGCCACAGGTCAGACCACAGTCCAAGCAGATCCTGGAACTGCTAGAAGCGCATTAGGAGCTTGTCAAACTTTAGAAACCACCGAGTATGGCGCATTTTACATTGACCCTAACGGCATTGTTACTTTTAAGAATCGCAGTTATTGCACATCAAGTCCTAA